ATTTCTTTCAATAAGCTCTACAGTTGTGTTTCCTATGTTTGTTATAGCATTAGCCCATATTTTAGAGGACTCTGTGTCTATTACTGCTAGAGGATTTTCGTATGCTCCCATTTATATATATATATTTAGTTATTTACGGGAATAATTCCCCCCCATTCCACCTCCACCACCAGATCCACCAGATGCACCAGAACCACTAAACATTCCTGATCCAGCTAATGATGAAGCTATATTACCTACGGATTGCAGGCCTGATGATAATAGCCTAGCGCTATCTTGTTGAGCAGCTACTTGGGCTTGTGCAGCCCCTGTTATTTGCGCTTGTTTTCTATTTAATTGTTCTGTTTCTCTTCTTTCTCTTTGAGTAAACATAAACTCTGAGCCAGCTACATCCGCTTGCTGTTGCCTTCCTGCTTCTGAATATAAAGCGCCTTGCACTCTTCGCGCTTCAGCCATTTTTATTTGTTGCAAATTAACTTCTCCATCAAGTCTTAGTTTTTGATTTCTAGCTTCTTGCTGTTGTATATCAGCAGAAACACCCTTTTTACTTTCTAAAGCCATTCTAGCTAAAGCAGTAGCGCCCCCTGCACTTGCTCCTGTAGATCTTAATGTATCTAATGTATTCGCTAAAGCTAAATCTGTTTGCTCAATTTGCATGTCAGTTGCCGCGGTAGCTACAGCTAATGAATTATAAGGATTATTAGCCATAGAGCTTAAGTCTCCAATCATAGAAGATAAATCAGTAATTCCTTCATAAGGGTTAATTATAGATTGTCTACTATTTTCTAAGCCATTTAATTCTCTAGTTAATTGAGCTTTTCTTCGTGCTTCTCTTTTAGCTCTTTTACTAGCGCTGCTAGCTCCAAAAAGAGATCCAGCAAAATTTAATACAGCACTTCCAATAAGTACTCCAGTTGCTATTCCACCCATAATTTATTTGTTTTTTAATTCTTTTTTATTATATTCTTCTATTGTAAAAGAATATAAATTTTTTTCTATTTCTTTTAAATCTTTTGTATTAGACGGGTTTTTGTGAACGTTTATAAATAAACAATCCTCGATGCAGGTTATAAGTCTTTTAGCTCCTTTTGAAGATTTTTCATAACAAGGGGCTATGTGTTCAATAACTTCTCCTCCGGTATTAACTAAAATAATTCCTTTTAATAAAAACCAAAAATGATCCGTATGGTGATAAGCACTAACAACCATACTCCCTTTTAGCATATGCATTTTACGCATATATAACTTATCTGAAAAATCATGAGTTATTGGAAAATATTCATTATTAACCAAATTTTCTCCATCCCCAAAAATTAAATTATCTTCACTAGCATTAGCTATTAATGCGTTTTGTAATTGTTCTAACTTTTTATTAAAGTTGCTTAATTTCATTTAATTATATTTTAATAAGCAGATTCTACATAATCTGAAGAAACTGCAAACAATTCTTTCATACCTCCTACATTTGTGCCAGGTGCACCATTTGCAAAAACATTATCAGTAGACATAGTTACTGTAGCAAAATAACCTTTAATGCCAGTCATGCTAGCTCCCCATGCTACATTTTCTTGTTCTGTACCTAATTGAACTTCTCCTGCTGCTGCTAAACTATTGTTAACTAAATTAGCAACATACTTGTTTTCTTTTCTTGTAAAACCAGCGTGGTTTAATGGTTGTATTAAGTTTCCTGGAGAAGAAGCATTCCATTCATTACCAAAGTCGTCATAAGAACCTTGATTATAACTGTATATTAAAGCCGCCACGTCTTTAGTTCCATAATCAAATTGGTCTATATTAGTAGAGCCCACGCTGTGTACCCCTGTTACATCAGATTCAAAACTATCAACTTGCCAACCGTTGCCGCCTTCGTAGTTAATTGTTTTAAACACTTTAGACATGCTAACCTTTGGGTTAAAGATAAACTTAATTTTAGAATCATATTGTTCACCGTAAAAATTAGCTCTTAATGCGGTAGGATCATTATGAATATATAACTTTCCATCTTTAGTTGAAAAGAATTTATTTTTTACACTTGCTAAATGATCTGGCTTATAGCTAAACAAGCTTGGAAAGCCATTTACAGAATCATCAAAACTAAGAGTTGAATATGTGCCTAAAAACGGTTGTAAAGATAAAACATACTGTTTATTGTGTATATCCCATCCACCTATTATTTTACCAGTTGAAGAAGAACTTTGATCTAAACTTCCTAGTTTATCTCTAAAGAAATCCACCATTCCGTAATTAGATATTTCTGTTATACCATCTCTCGACAATCTTAATATTGCACCTCTGTCTTTATCTGAAAAATATTTTCTGTACCCATAAACTGCAAAGCTTTCGGGGTTTTTACTAATTCCATAATTGCCTGAAAACGGGGTAACTGGGCCTATAACTAAATTACCCAATGTACTTACTTGCCCTCCTTCAGCTGAATATATAGCATCTTTATCTATTAATGCTCTACTTACCTTAGACTCTTGAAATATAGTTAAATTACCATCTTCAGCATATAGTTTTTGTATTGAACCATTGGCTGGATTAACACTTTTAGTTATATCATCTCCTATAGAGAAAACATTAGTGTTATTTATACCTGTTCTAGAATTATATACTCCAGAATATATCATAGAGCTTGTTCTAAAAACTGCATTTGGCTCATCATCAACTAAATAAGCTTTAACTCCTGGTTGCACAGATGTGTTATTATAGCCTCCTTTTATTCTAGCCTCTTCAACAGCCCAATTTTTAATATCAGAAATAGCAGGGGTTGCACCATTAGGGTATGAATCATCTCCCCTAGAGCCATTCCAAACAGGTACGTCTGCTGCACTAAGAGTTTTTCTTAGTATAAAGCTGTTAAAGTATTTAACTTCTATTATTCCCATATTATATTATCACTTATATTTTTAACGGCTTACCGTTAATTACTTTTAGTTACATTTGCTGTTATAGGCACCGCGCTTCCTTTTACTTTTAAACCGTCTGCATCAAAACTAGCCACCCATTTTCTTTGATATGCAATGTTAATGTTATTAGAAGTATTAATATTCGCTCCTTGTTCTCCATTCCAACTATTATGAGTGCCATATAAACCAGGCGAAGTTGACGTTGATGTTTGAAAAGGAGCATAACAAACAAAGCCAGACGTGCCAAAATTTACTTTATCTGCAGTCCTTAATTCTGGACTTGTATAAAACTGCGTAACATATTTTAAATCCCACTCTCTAGCATATACAGTGATATTTGGTACCGCTAGCGATGCCTCATTAATTGAAATTTTAGGAGCTGTTGCTTTAAATTGGTAAGATTGAGCTGTAGAGCTAAATGATGGGTAGTAAAAATCACCCATAGTAATATTAACTTTTACATTTTGGTCAATTTTATTTCCGCTGTTTGGAAATTGATAAACATTATTAGAGTTAAAGTATTTATTTGGATCAACAACACTAGGTAAAGTAATATAATCTGTTTGTAACCCATTACTTCCTTGAGGAAATCTACATAATAATCTATATTCTCCAAATTTATCTGGAGTTTGTTCATAACCCTGATCTTTCCCAAAAACAAAAACTTTTGAAAGAATTGATTCAGATGGGAATTGATTGTTATTAGTTGGAAACTGAGCGGTAGAAGTAGCTGTATCTAATTCAATATTACTAGGAGTTCCTGGAATAGTAGGTTCTCCTGTTACCGCGCCATCATCACTAATATTTACAATAGATTGTAAAATTCCATTTTTTTGAAAAGTATCAACACTCGTGGGTGGTGGCTGAGCCATGTTTCTTTGAGTACCTCCAAACCTTATTTCTTGTCCTTCAACATCTATAGCTGTACTCCAAGTTTGTCCGGGCCCTGATCTGTATTGTAAATACACTGGCCAAGAAGCTCCGTTTATTGGTAAAGAACCAACCCCTGTATTAGAATATGGCCATGATTTAAAAATAAAATCAAGTTTAATGAAAGCTGTACCTGTTTTTAATGAATTATCTGTATTGCTAACATTACTATTTAAAAATTTAGTAACATAATTTATATTTCTAAACGTAAAAGTTCCTTGATTGGTTTGGCCAAAATCTGTAGAAAAAGTCATTTCTTCTCTTCCACCAGGTGACATAGAATTAAAGTCATTTGGCAACGCTAGCCCATTTTCAAACGCGAGTCTTCCTATATTGCCGTTAGTATACACATTACCAACTATGCTTTCATTATTACTAATACCAGGAAAAGGCCCATCTGAAATAGCACCTCCATTAGCATAAGTAGATGCCCAGTATACGCCAAAGGATGTTAAACCTAAAGAAAGTTCTTTATTTATACAAGAACCAAAATCAATATTTAATTGTTCTTGCCCAAAAACTAAATAAATGTTTAACATTGTACTTTGGAAGCCCGCAGCACCGTTAGTATCAGTAGCTGTTACTGTAAAATTATAACCACCTGAAGCCGAAGCGTCTCCAAATAATTCTCCATTACTATTTATACTTAGCAACCCACTAGGGTCGTTTATATCCCATATAATTTCTAATCTATTATCTGATGTTTTTGCTGTACCATTTTTAGCTAAAAACTGAACAACAGGCAAACTAGCATCTCTATCAGAAGACACTGTAATTGAAGAGGGAGTATTAGCGGGATCTAAATTAGTACCATATATAGTAGGAGCAACATTAGCTAAATCAACGGTTATTTCAGCACCTCTTGTGGTTGTTCCATCACTATTATCTATAACATCAAAAGTAAAAGTAAATTCATTTAACTCCGCAGTACTTTCAAAGTATAAAGGATTATTTACTTGAAATTGATATGTTTTAATTCCGTTTATTAAAGTGGAAGGTAAAACTCCTCCGCTTGCTATAACCGTATTAAGCGAAGTTCCATTTGAATCTATCCAATTATTAGAAATATCATCTCCATTACTATTTGTAACTGATATTAAAGCTACAGTACTATCAGCTATGGGAGCATTAGGATCAGCCCCATCAACTTTTGTTGGATAAAACCCACCTACCTCAAAAACATTAGTTGTGCTAGTAAATCCTTCTGTTTGAATCCATGGAAATTCCCACCCACTTATGCTAGTAGGTGCAGCCGCAGCGTCATTTAAGTCAGAAACTAAACCAGCTGTTGTAGTTTCATAAAATATATCTAATAAAGATTCTACTGGTGCGGTTTCAAAAACACCTAAAAGTATATTATTAGCGCCGTATCCTGTTAAATTATTTATTTGAGAAGAACCAATAGCATTAGGCAGCGGAGAAGCTCCAACTTTGTTTTGAGAAATTCTAGCTATATAAGGGTCTGAATCTGTTTGATATATTGTTGAATATGGAGGAGTTCTTGTTCCTACAAGAAACATATTATTTTGTTCAGAAATAGAAGCAACAGTCATAACGTTGTTACCTGGATAATAAGGTTCGTTATATGTAGGCAAAGCGTCTAAATTAAAATTAGGCGTTACTCTACCAAATAATTGTACATCACTTCTGTATTGTAGCTGCTCAGGCCCTACTTCTGTTAAGTCTCTAGGAACTTTGTTTATATTATCGCTTATTAAAGTTATATGAGCTATAGTTCCTTGAGGATCAGGCATTTCAGATCTTTCGGAGCTTTTATAATCCGGATAATCATTTAATATACCAGGCAAATAAACATTATAATAATCTTGCTCTGTTTGTTTTACAACAACCTTATAAGAATACCATCCTAGTGGATTGTAATCCGTACTAGATGGATCACCATTCCATAAACCTGGCCAACCGTCTGTTGTCGGCTTAGCTTTAATTAAAGGAATAGTTTCTTGATTAATAACCAGTTTAATAGAATCTCCAGCCCATGAATTTATATTATTTTGTAAAGGTGGAGTAAATGAGGATGGATTTGGAGCGTAAGGATGATAGTAGGTGGAACCTACATATGTATATGAAATGCCGTCAATAACTTGTGTTTTTGTGCTTAAGGTTGTTGGTGCTAAAATAGTTGTAGATTGTCTTCCATATCTATCTGACAAAATAAAACCAACTTGATAATTTCTATTTTGTTTTACAGTGTGTATTGGATATTCAACAGAGCTTGTTGTATATAAAGCTTTATTAGAATTACTAGGCGCACTAAAGTTTTGTTTTTCACTTACAATTACATCATAGTCTATTGAAGAAGGAGGGGTGTGCTTGTCTTGAAAATTACTATATACAATTCTGTTACCTATAGCTTCTTGGCCTAAAGCTCTAACAGGTACTTTGTCATATACTCTTATTGTTTCTGATTCAGGTAAAGTTTTATAAGGCTTTTTAGATTGGTAGCTGTATGTTAATACATTTTGATTACCAAAAGATGTTATAGTATCTAATACTTTTATAGATAACCCGTCTGATTCTTTATATAAAATATCAATTTCAACAATACCTAAGGTGGCTGTTAAATAGTCGCCGGTAACTGGCAAAGGAATATTAAGCCCAATATTATTAACCTTATTTTCCATAAAGCTAACTATAGAACTTCTAAAAGCTTCTGCTTCGTCACTAGTATCCCCAGTGCCTAAAAAATAGCCATCTTGAGTAGGTATAAAAGCTTCTTGTGTAAATGGGGCTGTTATAGAATATTCTCCGTCAGAAAATTTAAACCTATAACTAAAAGAAACAAATTTATCTTTTAAATAATTTGGATCACCTGGCCAGTTTTCATTAACTGGTATTTGTTGGCTTAAGGGGGCATTGTAAAACGGGTTAGGAGTAGTGCCGTCTGGAAGAAGTTCTGAAACAACATCTTGCATGGAGGTCAAAGGCGTACCTGCAGTAATAGACCCTATAGTTTCTGGGTTAATATAATATAAATCAATTGGCTGATATGGATTATATTTAGCTACAGATATTTGATCTTCAGTTATGTAATTTGAAAAATCAACATTTACGTTTATTTTTCTAGGCTGATTTCTATTATCGGTCCAAAAAAGTAAATTTTCAATAACATTTATACTATATATTGGATTTACTGTAGAAAAATTTAAAAATGAACCTTCAACTAATTTTATTAAATTTTTAGTTAATGTATTATAAGAATAAATAAAGTTTGACGCAGAAGGGTTGTATACTAATTTAGCAGAGCTATTATTAGTTAAAAATATATATAAAGTAGATTGTGATTCTTCAGAATACATACCTATAGTTTTTAAACCACTTAAACCAGTAATAACATTAAAATCTACAAAAGGATTTGTTGCGTCGCTTGTTGAAGCAACAATATTACCTACAGCATTTTCTAAAGCACCTACGTCTTCGCCTTCTGATTTACTTACTTGTATATTAAGACCGTCTCTATATTCACCTGGAGGCAATAGTCTTGAATCCAGGTCTTTATTCATTTTAGACTTAATGAAAGCATTTTTAACTTCCGCCATGTATTTTAGTATTTAATCCATTTAGACTTGCCTCTAGCAATCTGAACAAACTCATTTAATTTTATATTTGATAATCGTATTTTAGCGTTTCTAAGTTTAGCACTTCTTTCGCGTCTTAATCTTTGAACAACATATTCTGGTTGATTAATTCTAGACGCTATAATAGCGTGACTTATATGAGCATATAAAGCTTCTTCTGCTAATTTAGGTATTTTCATGTCAGCATCATAGCCTAAACCATCTGATATATATTCTAAAACTATAATACGACCAGCTAAATCACTTGAAAAAGACATTTTACCGGTGCGTTCGTTTATAGTAAACCAACCGTTGATTTGAGCTGTTTCAGGTTGTAAACCATATCTTTGTCCTAAATAATTATCACCATACATACCGGGATAACCTAAACCATCTGATAGTAACATACCGGTTAAATTACTCTGAGCATCGTTTATTTCTTTTAAATCGTTTTTAGCCCATCTTTCTTCTGTTAAAGAAGTTGTGTTTATGTTTTCTTCTACATTGTCCTGTATAGGTATCCCCTGTCTATCTTGACTAGGCGTTTCATAAGGATTTGTAGTTAGAGTTGTTGGATATATTATATGTTTAACGCCTTGATTGTCAATCCAAGATACATTAACATAATTAACATAATCTTGCGGAAGTATTATACCTAAGTTAGATGACACCGTAAGCTCTTGAGATCTAATGCTTTTTAAAGTATCATAGCTAAACTCTTGTAATCCACGTTTAGCAAAAAACATAACATCAGTTTTTTTAGCGCTTGGTATAAGTTTACCAGCACCAACATAACCTATCATAAAGTTAGTTATAACATCTTCTAGTGTAGTGTAAGCATATCCGCCATAATTATTTTCTACTGCATCGCCAAAAGCATCTCTATCTCCATATTCACCGCCAAACTCTGTAAGTAGTTGAACAACAAACCATTCATTAGTCTGAGGGGCTACACTTAAAGTTATAACATTATCTACAACGGTATAAGCAGAAGTATATTCTACAAATGTGCCAGGTAAGCCCAATGGACTAACATACAATTTAAAATTATTTAAATTATAACCAGGTGTTGTTGGGTCTGAATTACCAAATATTAAATCTGTGTTAAACGTAGTTGTTATAGTGGAATTAACTATAGGCGCTTCAAAGGCTTGAGAGCCTGAATAATATTGCGCATTAGTTTCGGTTATTAAACCGTTATTAGGTTTAGCCATTTGTTAACTTTTTTTATTAGTTTCATCAGCTTGAACTAAAGCTGCAGCTGTTTGAACTACTTGAGGATCTCTTATTATTATACCAGAATATAATAATATTTTAAGTATAACCTCTGATTGTTCTGATTCATGCAGTTCAAAGTTTGTAGAAGCAGTTTCAGTAAATACATATTGCCCTAGCCCTCCTGGGGTAAAACCCCACACTACATTTTTAGGTTTTCTAATATAATCAACAGAAACATTAGAAGCTATAGAAGTGGGTTTTATAAATAACTTATTATTTTCATAAAGATATATAGGATTTATTTCAGTTGGTTTTGTTAATCTTGATCTATCTACATAATAAAATTCGCTTCTATCTAATCTTTGAATTTGATTAGTATTTTTATATACAACAGTACCTAGTCTATAAAAATCAACTGTTTCTCCATAGGCATCAACTGTTGGTAAACTAAAGTAATTTAAAGTGCCAGTACTAACATAAGTTGGGTTTCCAAATGTTTTAAATATAGCTATTTTTTCATCAATATTTTCTTGACGATCTGCATAATCCGTATCCGCTTGAGGTATACGTAGTTGCTGATTTAAGTCATCAAAATATTTTTCAAATATTTCTAACTGAACCTGTGTTGCTACTTTATTAAACTCCGTAGGTGTCATATACCCACGTTGTTCTTTATTAAGTATCATTAGTACAGTTTGATATACTGTATTTACATTTATAGCCATTAGTTATTTTTATTATAATAAAGGAGGCGTTACACCTCCCTTATTAATATTACATGTTATGAGAACTTTTTCTCTATAGATTGAAAGACTTGTATGCCTTCGTCTGTTTTAAAGAAAGATGCCATAGCTGAATATGGGTTTTCGTCAAATGGAACTGTCATTAATTTACGTCCGTTTGAAGCCCAAGTAAATGTTCTTTGGTCATCTGCTAATTTAATTATATGAGCTTCAGTCGCTCTAATAGCAAAATTTCTTAATTGAACATTATCATCATTAGCTAGTTCTAAGAATAGTTTTGGATTGCTTTTAGCAAATAGTAACAAATCACGTTTAAGCTCCTTAGAACTCATCTCTGATACCTTAGATCCTAATTCAACTCTTAATATAGCTTCAGCTTGGTCTATATCTATTCCTTGTGCTGCATTTAGAGCATCTATTTCTAATTCTAAATCAAATAAATCATCTTTAGCTATTTCAACTTGGTCTAGCTCTGTATATATTTTATTTTTTAAAGGATGATATAATGATAATATTTTTTGTAGTACTTGATTTCTTTTAGGCACAAACAAAGAACCGTTTTTAAATACAATATGACCCAATGTTACTTCTCCGTTTTGCTCATCTTTAAAAGGTGAGTTTTGATTAGTAGCATATCTTAGTTCACGTTGTTCATTTGTTTTTTCATCGTAATGAAGCAAAGCGTGTCGTAATGAATGTCTAGACGGTATTTTTAATGTTAATGGTTTTTGATTACCTGTTGTTAAATAAGTTCTATCTTTAATTTCCCAAGACGGATCTTGGACTACTTGTTTTTTAGCCATAATATAATATAATTTAATAGTTAAAAGTAAGTATTACCCCTGAAAATACATCAGGGGTAAACCTACTAGAGTAATTACACTCCTTTGAATAATACAAAGTTGTTAGCAGCTTGTACTACTAAACATCTTTCAGATAGGAAGTTAACCTCCATTGCATCAAGACTAGAAGTGAATGCACCTCCAGCTGATCCAGTCAACCAAGACTTCATACGACGATCTTCAGTCTGTGAAGCTCTGTATCGCACATGTAAAAATGGACGACGAATGTTAGTTCCTAAAATTTGATCGTAAACTGTTGAAGTTCCAGCTGGTACTAAAACACCTTCAATAGAAGCTACACCAGTGATTGCACCACGAGTAGAAGCATCATTTAAGTATTTCCAGTCAGTCTTATAAAAATCATAAGATCCTCTACGGAAACCGCTAAACCCTAGGTTTAATGCCATTTCTTCAGAGTTTTCAAATAGTCCATAAGCAGTACCACCTTGAGCACCAGTAGAAACGCCAGCTAGCATACCGTCAATTTCCAAAGAAGTTGCACGATTTAAGAATAGCATGTTTTCTTCAATAGCTCCTTGAGTATCTAGATTTTTTAAGATATTATCAAAGTCATCTAAGTTAGCTCCGCTAAAAGCAACCTCAACGTTTCCTCTGTCAGCTACAGCTGCGAATAAACCTTGTGTACCTTTATAGCCATCAGTTAAAGCTTGCGAACCAGCAGCTGCTAATTCTCCTTCAACTACACTCATTTCTAAGTAATCTTCAAAACGTAAACGAGTTTCAGATTCAGCTTTTAAATACCATAAGTATCCAGATGTTCCATCTTCAGTAGCAACTTCTACCCAACCGATTTGAGACATATCAGATCCGTTAATAGTGTAATTGTTACGAATAATGATAGGAGAATTGCTGTATTGAGTAAAAGTAGGATCAATACTGATATTTTCTCCTTTTGTGGTAATCTCACCAGCAGCCCCACTCCAATTAGTTATTGAAGATCCTTTTCCAAATTCAGAACCATATACAAACATTTTTATTCCAGTAGCAGCTAGAGAACTTGTATCAGCAGCTGTGTAAGGTGCAACAACCACATTTCCATTTACTGGGTGTGATCCTGTAACTACAGCTTTTAATTCAGCCCCAAGAGCATCTAAAAGAACAACAGTTTGTCCTGGAGAAACAACGTTTTCAACTAACGTGCCATCAAGAGCAGTACCTCCAACTGGAATACCAATAGTATTTGTTCCACTTGTGTTAGTACATCCATCATAAGCAATGTGTAAACGATTTTGTTCTGACCAGATAACTTGATCTGATGTCATTGGCATTTCAGCTCCAACCATACGTAAGAATCCAGATAACGTTCTGTTTCCATAACGCTCTACTTCTTGTTCGTAAATTTCAGGTAGATACTGTTGTGCAAAGTCTTTTCCAGTTCCAGTATTAAACTGCAAGTAGTTAGACTGTAATAATTGTTGTGATTGAGACGGTTTAATAGTCCCAAATGTAGGGGATAATGTTCCCATAATAATTTAGTTTTTAATTGTTAAATTTTCTTGTTTTAATTTTAAGCTTTGAAGAATCTAAACCGCTAACTGCTTTTACTTTAAACCCATCAATAAATACATTACCATCTTGTGTTTTGCGAGGCTCTGTACTTATGTTTTTAGATTTAGCTAATTGACCTTTAATAGCGTCGGTTTTACCCTGCTCATAAAAGTGATTAGCAATTGTATCTGCATTTCGCGCAGCGTATAAAGCTTTATGATAACCTTTTGTATCTACGACTTCTCCTTTATCATTTAAGAACGTCTTAATGAAAGTGGATATATCTTTTTGGTTATCAGCAACCTTAACAGGGTCTTTTATACCATACCTGAATTTTTTCTCTCCAACTTTAAAATCAAAACCTTTGAATTCATTGTTAAGAAGCTCATCTGTTTGGCTATGGAACTTGTTTTGGTTAACTTTACTGAGCTCTTGCTCTTCATTGTATCGGTTAAAAAAGTCAATAGCTTTTTGTTGCTCTTGATTAACTCCAGGTCTCAACTTGATCTCTGCATAGTATTTATCTTTGAGCGAATCCAAATAACCTTTGGCTTTTGCAACTTCTTCTTTATAAGCGAGTTTTTTCTTTCTAATATCTCGCTGTTCGTCTAATTCTTCGTCATAATTAAAAGAATCTTCAATAATAAATTGAATTTCTTCTGAATCTAAGTGAGGTTTTGCTTGCTTATAATACTCTCTTAGCAATGCCTTACCATCAATACCACTATAATCTGCATTTAATCTAGCATAATCTTCAATGGTTCCACCAGTTTCTTTCATAAAAGTTACTAACTTATCTACGTTTTCTGGTAACTCTTGTGTTTCTGCTTGCGGTAATACTTCTTTTTGTTCCTGTGAGGTGTCGGGACTTTCAGTGCCTCCAACCATTGTGACCTCTTCATCGTTATTACTTTCATCTTCTACTAGTTCTATAGGAGATTCTACTACTTCTTCTTCGGTGGCCCGTACTTCTTCAACCACTCCTTCGCTGTTGCCACTGTCTTTTGATTCTTCGACAACAACATTGCTATCATCTGTCTCTTGTGTTTGAACGGCATCTTTTTCTGGTTTTTTACTTAAATCTATTTTAGTAATTTCAGGTACTATATTTCCCTGGCCTTTAATTTTAGGAGTTTTAGTTTTTAATTTAAACTCTCCCTCTTGTTTTACTTCTTCTGACATAATATAATATAATAAAAATTAATAATCCCTTATCGTGGGGTAAATTGCTCTAAACCAAAACCATCTAAGTTATCATTACCCGATGATTCAAAGTTTTTAGGCAGTAGATCGTTTTGTCTTTGATCTATAAGTTCACTTTGTTGAGTACCTTGTATTTTTACTCTTTTATCTTTTCTATCTTCTATTAAAGCTTCTTTTTCTCTTTGTGCTTGTGCGCTTAATTGAGCTAATTGTAACTGATAATTAAACTCTTCAGCCATTAATTGCTTTTTAATTAAAGCCTCTTGTTCCATTCTTTGTATTTCAAACTGAGACTTAGCTTGTTGTATTTGAACTTCAGTTTGCGCTAATGCTTGCTGCTTTTGAACTTCTGCTACAGCTGCTTTTTCTGCCGCTTGAGCGTTTGCTTCAGCTTGCGCTTGTATATTAGCCATTTTAGCAGCTTGCTCTGCTTCAGCTCTTTTCTTTTGTCTAGATTTTAAAAGCTCATTAGCTAATTTAATATTTTGTATTTGTCTAATATCAATAGCGTCGGCTAAATCAATTGTTTTTGTTTGTAATGCTATTTGAATACTTTTTTCTAACTGCGCTTTTTCTTCTTCTTCTGGTTCTAGTTCTAAGAATATACCAAAGTCATGTATGTGTAAATCATCTATTTCAGTTAATGTAGCTGTGTTAAAACTATTAATACTACTAACTAAAGCTTGTTTTGTAATTGGAAACTGCAGCATATCACTAACTCTTAAACTAATATTTTCGCAAGTCTTTACTGTTAAATACATTAATGATTGCAATATATGTCTTGTAGCTGTATTAGAATTTGCTGCTGCTAGTTTTTGTAAACCAACTAAAGCATTTTTATCAGGCGCGCTTCCGTCTCTAGCTTCATTTAATCCAGTTACATCACGTATCATTTGTAAATAATATTGATACGTTTGTATCATTGCCTGTATTTTAGATATGCCTGAAGAGCTCTGCAGTTCTTGAATAGGCACTTTACCTCTATTAAGTTCGCCGTCTTGAGTAAGTGATCTACCAACTATTGTACCAGTCTGAAAATACATATTTAATGCTTCTGCTGGATTATAGTTTGTTCCGTTACCTAAATCTACTTCTGCTAGACCATCTACGTCTACATAAACACCATCTGGAACTACTCTAGCTAAAACTTGTTGTAGTTTTAAATGAGTTATTTGAATCATATCAGCAAACCCGGTTGTTCTACTAACTAAAGATTCAATGCGCCCTTGATACATTCTTGGAGCACTAATAGAGTAATTCATATTAACTCTAGTTATATCTCCGTTAGGTCGTGTCATATTCTCTGCAAGCTTCCATTCTAGCATTCGATCACCCATACCTAATATTTTTGCACCGGTATATAAAACTTCAATTGATCTTGAAGCTCTTTCAAAGTTGTCACTTTGTGGCGGATTAAAAGTATCGGGTTTTTCTAATGTTTTTTCTAAACCTTGCTCTGTTTGTTTTATTTTAAATACTTGATCTTGATATGTTTTGTATTCAAAAAACAGTACTTGATGTTGTTCTGGATCAGATTGAACTTGCCAATCGCTTCTAGCGTAGTTTTGTCTACCAGGGTATTTTTGTATTTCTTCTAATTCATTATCTGTTAAATAAGGAAATAATCTTTTTATTTCAGAAAGAGTTAAACTTTTTATTTCACCTACATAATAAATATCTTCAAAATTAGGATCATCAGTTGCTGAATAAACTAAATTAGCTGGATCTACATAATCAACAGTTACACCTTCAGATAAATTAAAACTAGTTTTACTAGCTGCTATTCCTAAAACAGTTAAATCGTAAGCTAATCTTTTTTTAGTTTCTTCGTATTTATTAAAATCAAGAACATTATTTATTAACTCCTCTTCAGCTATTTCTACACTTTGCTTGTAATTAAGCTGCATGTATAAGTCAAGTTCTCCTGGATCATTTGGCAAACTTTCCGGATCTGCTGAAGCATAAAAATTTTGCCCTGTAAGTTTAGCTAGCTCCTCTATATTATCTTTTTGCTGAATATCTCGTAATGCGTTAAAAGCAAAATCTGTTCTTTGTTGAGTTGCAAAAGGATCCGAAGCAAAAGATTTTATTTCATATCCTTTGTTTGTCATTCCGTTTACAACTATATCTACAAACTTAGATAAAACAGGCACAGGTTTCCAATCTAAATTAAGATAAGATAAATCACCGTTAGTAGATAATTCATCTTTATATTTTTGTATGGGTTGTTCACCTCTAGCATACAATCTTAATCTATTAAAATTCTGAAAATTATAAGAGAATCTATTTTGCCCACTATTGTTTCTAAACCATTCCTGCTCTATAGCATTCCCTACTTTTAAACCATACTCAAATGATTTCTTTTCTTCTTCAGGTACTACCTGGTCTGGAAAGATGCTATTATTAGTAGTATAGATCATTTATTTATATTATTTTTGAATTCACTCCTGTATTATTATATTTTTTAAATCCTAAAGAAACTTTTGATATGGTTCTTTTCGCTACAGGTGTATACCTGTGTTTATT